AGGCTAGGTAAGGATTTCGCTTATCCGAATTTCTATTACACGACTCAGGTAGACACCATCACGGAAAAGGAATCTGTCCGTCTTGGCTTCGGAACTACCAGTAAAACGAAACCACTAATAATCGACGAGTTACGTGCGTCCCTGCGTGAGGGCGACATTGAACTCAACGACAAGACAACAATCAGGGAAATGATGACTTACATCGTGACCGAGTCAGGCGCGATGGAGGCCGAAGCCAACTGCTTCGACGACTGCGTCATGTCCCTGGCACTCGCCAACCACGTCCACGAGGGAGCATGGGAGCCGATTGAAAGCCCAGCTGAACTGTACATAGAGATGGTATGACCACATGAAAAAAGAATATCGAAAGCTAAACGACAGCGAGATCGTGAAGCTGGTCGAGGACAACATAAAAACCTCGGTCGGTTATTACGATAGTGAGTTGTCGAGAGAGCGGAAAAAGGTTCAGGAATACTACCAGGCAAAGCTCCCTAGACCCGCCCATGACGGCAACAGCAAATACATCAACCAGACAGTCTACAATGCTGTGGAAAGTATGAAGGCTGCACTGCTTGAGACATTTGCCGCAGGTAACCGGATTGTGCGTTTTGCGCCACAAGGCCCAGAAGATGTGCAGACAGCAGCTGTCTGTTCCGCTTACACCGATTATGTGTTGTTCCGTCAAAACGACGGCTTCGGCTTGTTCCAATCCGTTCTGCACGATGGCCTTATGGCTCGGGTTGGGGTTGCCAAAGTATTTTGGCATCAGAGTGAAGAAGTCGATCAAGAAGAGTTTGAGGACCTCACGCAGGACGAGCTAGACATGGTTCTGGCTGAAGATGACATCGAGCTTATAGACAGTGAGACAAACAGCATCGGGCTGGTGTCAGGCACGATTGGCATTACGAGAGATACCTCTCAGGTAATCGTAGAAAGCATCCCTCCTGAAGAGTTCATCATAGAAGCGCAAGCAACCTCACTTGATGATGTTAATTTTTGTGCTCACAGAACCAGGAAGACTATCAGCGAACTCCAAGAAATGTTTCCTGACGCTGACCTGTCCGAGGTAGGCAGTTCGGAAGATATCGAATTGCAGTCCGATCCGGAGTTGCTAGCGCGTCATGAAGGCGTTGGCATGAACAGAGGATTTGGCTCACACGGTTATCAGGACCAAGTTCGCATCGTTCTTTGTTACGAAGCTTACATCATGATGGACCGTGATGGCACAGGCGTAGCAACGCTTCATAAGGTTATCAAAGCTGGAAACGCGCTTCTCGATGTCGAGGAAGTTCAGCGCCGTCCGTTCGTAACTTTTTGTCCGCTACCAATCCCACACGCATTTTACGGTTCCAACTTTGCGGAGAAACTGTGCGCTACTCAGAACGCTCAAACTGTTCTAACTCGCTCTATCCTCGATCACGCTATGATCACCAACAACCCAAGATACATGGTGGTCAAAGGTGGGCTTACAAACCCACGCGAACTGATCGACAACAGGGTCGGTGGCCTAGTCAATGTCTCGAGACCAGACGCCATATCTCCGATGCCCCAGGCACCACTCAATCCGTTTATTTTCCAAACGATACAGCAGCTGGACCAGGATCTAGAAGATAACACTGGCGTTAGCCGTCTTAGCCAAGGCTTGAACAAAGACGCAATCAGCAAACAAAATAGTGCAGCAATGGTCGAGCAGCTGGCGACAATGTCCCAGCAGCGGCAGAAGGTAATAGCACGAAACTTCGCCAATCAATTTGTGAAGCCGTTGTTCCACGAAATCTATCGCCTGGTTGTCGAAAACGAAAATCAGGAGAAGGTCGTGGACCTTGCAGGTTCATACGTCCGCATCGACCCACGCAAATGGAAAGAAAAGCGTGACGTTATGGTGGAGCTGAAGCTCGGCTATGGCGAGCAGGACCGCGAAGCACAGAAGATGCTGGCACTACACAGCCTGTTTTCTCAAGACCCAGGCATCCAGCCGCTTTATGGCATCGGCAATAGATATGCCATGCTCAAAACTATCCTGGAACAACAAGGCATCCTCAACGTCGAGGAATACCTTACACCACCAGAACAGTTACCACCTCCACAGCCTGACCCTGCTGCAGAAATGCAAACACAGATGGCTGCAAAGCAATTGGAGCTGCAGGAGCGTCAAACAGCGGTTGCAGAAATGCGAGCGCAAACAGATGCCCAGGTTGCTGCTGCGAAGATCGAGATCGATCGCATTAAGGCAGAGGCACAACACGCACTTCAATCCGACAATATGGACCTCAAAGAAGCTCAGCATCAGCACAAAGTGCGTATTGATGAGGGCGAGCTGGAGGTTCTCAAAAAGAACACCACTGATGTCCGAGGGATCGCAAGCCCGACCGGATAATCACACAACCATTAACAAGGAGAGATGACACTTGGAAAACCAAGATCATTTGATCGCTAAAGGCACGGCAGCGGAAACGCTGCTGGCCAGCGATATTTTCAATGAGACTGTAAATGACCTGGTGAACGCCACATTCAATGCTTTCACCAATACAGCTCAAGGCGAACTCGAGAAGCGAGAACAAGCCTATCACCACTATCGAGCATTGGTTGACATCGTCCAGACCCTACAACAGCGGGTTGCTGTAAGAGACGAGATACTCGCCAAAGCCGATACAGATAACAACAATCAAGAGGATGAATAAGGACCATGGATAACGTCCAAACAAACACCTCAAATAACAACCAAGGTCCGCGTGTCCTGAATTTGGACGATGCGGAAGATGCCATCTTGGCACGTTGGGAAGACGCTGAGGAAACTCAGCCATCAGAAGACGAAGTCGAAGAGGCAGCTTCGGAAACCGAGGAACAAGAGACGCTCATTTCCGAAGACGAAGAGGAAGAACCAACTGACGAACTGGAAGAGGTCGAAGACGACCCCGAAGAGGACGAAGAGCCGGAAGATGAAGATAATGAGACAGAGGACGAAACTGAAGATGACGTTGCAGTTATCGATGATGACGCTGAAGTCGAATATCTCGTCGATGGTGAAACGCGTCGGGCATCGATCAAAAGCCTTAAAAGATTGGCAGGACAGGAAGCTAGCCTCACTCGTAAGTCTCAAGAAGTCGCTACCAAGCGTAAAGAAGCTGACGATGCTATTACAAAAAGCCAAGTTGTCTTCGACAAGCTTCTTAAACAAGCTCGGGAACGTGCTAAGCCGTATCAAGACGTTGATATGCTCGTGGCATCCAAAAGCATGTCTACGGAAGATTTTGCTCAGCTCCGCAAGGAAGCTCAGGAAGCCTTCCAAGATTTGCAGTTCCTAGAGGAAGAAGCGGATCTCTATTTCAACGACCTACACACTCAGCAGCAAGCAGCGATGCAAGAAGCCGCAAAAGAGTGCGTGAAGGTCCTGAGAGATGAAATCCCCGAATGGTCAAACCAGATGTACAACGACATCAGGTCATACGCCATATCCGAAGGATTACCCGAAGACCAGGTCAATCAATATGTCGATCCTGTTGTAATTCAAATTCTCAACAAGGCTCGCTTGTATGACCAAGGCAAAAAAGTCGCCACAGTGAAAAAGAAAACTGCAGAGAAAAAGAAGATCCTGCGATCAAAGAAATCGCCGCCTTCTGAAGCAGCCAAGAAAGCAACCGCTACTGCCAAGCAGCGCGAGATGCTCAGACAATCACGAGATGTGGACGATGTAGCAGACGTTCTTCTGTCGCGCTGGGAGCAATAACAATCCCAACTAACGTCAAGAAGAGGACGAAAAATAATGCCTACATTTGGCACATACGACCAGGTGGGCCTAGCCGAAGACGTATCTGACGTCATTACGGACATCACGCCTTAAATGGTAGGGCCACGGTTCAGAAATGGACCGATGCAAACTGTGTGAACTCAGGGAAACTCCCAAGTGGACAATCCTGATCGAAGCCCCATCTGGGGAACGAGCAACGACTATTCCAAAAGGAAGTAGAGCCAAGCGGCTCGAAGCGCACAGCACCCGAAAGGGTGATGATATAGTCTGATCTGGCTGGTAACAGTCAGCAGCCGAGAGGCGGTTCTGGATTAGCGATCCAGAGCGAACACAAATGACCGATACCCCCATGTACACCATGATCAAACCGCAGAAAGTATCTGCTCGGGTGTACGAATACCAAGAAGACTCACTCGCAAGTGCAGCCGACAATAAAGCGGTTGAAGGTGCAGATCCTTCAATGGCGACATTGACTGCGACCACAATGCGAACTGGGAACACACAAATCCTAACCAAAGCGTTCCAGGTAAGTGCCACGGCTGATGCTGTGCGGACATATGGACGTGCGAAGGAAACTGCGTACCAACTCGGCAAGGCTCTAAAGGAGCTGAAGCGCGACATCGAGTTCGCGTATGTCGGCCAGGACAATAGTGCAGTGACTGGTGACAGCTCAACAG